TGTGCCTACAGTTGAACTATAATCTATTCTTTATTTGTCATAAAGCTGTTCATATATGTGTTTTGATAACACATACTCCCTTTTGGGAGAGGCGGGTTTTATTTGGATTAGTGCTGATTATACAGCACGAATTGTGTTCCATTATGGAATGGAATGGTGTTGCACATGATCTGGGATTGCAACAATTTGTTGCATTTATGTGGCGAGGTTATTTCAACTAATTATTAGTTGATGTTTTGGCTCTGAAACCAATCCATTATCCTTATGGATTGTCTTCACCCAATTTGGCGTTGGCAAAATTTGTTATCTCCTCATGGAACACATTGATTGTGTTCTAAGGATTTATTCTCGAAAACTATATTTGACCCCCTGGCTACCCTGATGAGGTTGGGGCGAAACTCCTGGTGAGTCGGTAGAGAAAAATTAAGAACCTTGGTGTACTTCGAAAGTACACTGCTTGTTCTTTAAAACATAGAAATACCCGGTTTACTGCACGATCCGTCAAATAAGCAGATGTCTTCTTTGGATTTGATTCAAAACCCTATACCAGGGGCTTATCCATATGACCTAACAGAAATTGTGGCGCCACTTCCGAAACTACAAAATATTGCATATCGGGCAGCTTTCTTCTTCGGATGGAGTTGCCTGGTGGTGTGTCTTGTAGTATTTGGTATGTTAAATTTTTACCTCCCTTATATAGGAGTGTTGACATATACATATCTTTTCTTCGGAGTCTATTTTAATGTATCGCTTTTCGTTGTTGCACAATTTGTCTTGTACAATAGTTTTCGATTGATGGCGATATTATGGCACACAGATGCACACACTGTTGAGAATGCTGTGTATTTGTTGTATGCCCCTTATTTCTCTGTGTTCTATGATTTGTCTTTTGATGCAAAGGGTGGATCGGACGCAAAATTTGCCCTAACAAATGGGCTTCTTGACCCTGTTGCTTCGTTAATTTCTTCATTCATACGCCCTATAACGTCATGGGCTTTCAAATATATTTCTAAGCGAAAATACGTGCCTAATCTGGTTATTTATCCTCCCAAAACTGAGGCTGAATTTGATGCTCGCGTATTGGACAGCCTTAAATTAGAAGGATTGACAGAAGATTTTCTCAGGCAAAATTTGTTTCAGGATGTGGCAATATCTGCTTGGGATGATGTACTTGTATCGCAACAAAAACCATTTATACAATTGGCTTTCTTGCTTGCAAGGTGTGTTATCTTATGTAGAATTGATGTTTATACAATTGTGTATTTATCATTTTGGGCTCTTCCTTTTTCAATGATGTATGTGTTGCTGGTTTTCCTTAAGATAGGAAAAGGCGCCATCATGGTTGCTTGGAGCGTTCTTCGTATGTGGTTTATTGGTGCAACATTATCACTTTGCATGCCAATAAACATACTTATTGTTTGGATGGAAATGTACCACCGCATATTGTTTAAGTACCCAGTAATGTTTATTACACGTGTACTCAACCCATGGTTTTGGGTAAGAGTGTATGTGTTTTCAAAAACATTTATGGTATGTGTGTTGGTTAAGGCAATCTTGTGGTACCGTTACCTTTCTCTACTTTTAGAGCGTAACCAAGGTTCCCAATCAATGATTAAACGGCGAGCTAGTCTCCAAGCACGTTTTAATCAGACTTGGTTGTCTATACAACTAGTTATTTCAGACATTTCTTTACCTGAGTTTGTTCGAAGTTTCAACACTGATTTTTCTAAAGAAAGCCTTGCTGAAACATTTGAGAAATTAGGGTCTCTGGGGTGGCCAGTTAATGTTACTGTATTACCAGATATTAAGTATACTGGTGATTTTGCTGACTGGTTTGTCACCAAAATTGATTTCGAACAAGGGATTCATCAGCTTCAATGCCACATTGATGCTGATTTAGAAACTTTTGAAGCTGATAACAATCTAGTTTATAAAAGAACTGAGAGTTATGCTTCTTTTAAGAATGAATTGAACACTACTGCGCGCTATTTCTTTCGACCTGAATACCAATTTACTTCAATTCAGTTCGAAGATGCATGGGATGTGTTTGGTGAGATTTTTGAAAATTCTCGGCTGACGCCATTCAATCGTATCATTCAGAAATGGCAAAAGAAATATGGACTCGCAGCTTGGGCCAAGGTTAAAGGTCCTTTCGGTCGTGAACGTAAGTTATCACGTCGTGAGTTCATACAAACTATTGGCATGTCTGAGTTCAAAAAGTTGTGGTGGCAGACATTTAAAATCGCGCCTTCACTTGTTCCTTTGAACCCAGTGTCCGTTAAACGTGAGGCTTTGCCTCAAAAGAAATGGTTGTTTGACAAAGTCCGGACAGTTATCGGTAGCCCGATAACACAATATATTTCTGCTACTGTTTGGGACACCTTCCCTGCACATAATTTTAAATGGCAGACTACACCAAGTAAAATTGGTATGCCACTTAATGGATGGGCTATGGGGAAAGTGTTCGCTGAACATGCTAAGCGTGACATACATTATGCCGCAGATTGTAGTGCTTTTGATTCAACACTTTCTGGTCCTGTTATGGATAATATTGCTGCCCTTTTTAAAAAGGGGTATGAAAGGCATAAGAACCATAATAGAATCTGTGAGTTGATTGATCATAACCGTTTCCAAGTAGAAAACGGTCTATTGGCTCTAACTTCATCTGGAAATGTTTACAATAAAGGTACTGGTGCATCCACTGGACATTCGACAACATCATTGACGAATACAATGGGCATGGGTACCCTCTTTTTGGCTGCTTTCCGTGAAATTACAGGGTTATCATCAAAAGAGTTTAAGCATTTTAACTCTCTTTCCTTGTATGGTGATGATAATATGATTTCTTGGCAAATAGATGCTCCCCCATCTTGGAATTTTAAAGCCGTACAGCAAACAATGGCAAAATGGGGTGTTGACCTACGTGAAGAGGCGACGGGAGATCTTAGTAAAATTGAATTTTTATCTAAGTTTGCTCGCAGGCCCAACGCGAAGGACATTTCAGAATTTGAAGAATTTGGCGTGGAAGTGCCGGAATGGGTTGTTTACCATAATCGTGATAAATTAGTTGGTAAAATTAAAGCCCCGGTTACAAGTCGCCGAGCAACTTACGCTGCCACGCGTTTAATTTCATATTTAGAATTATGTGCAGGACACAGAGACATTTATGATTCTTTGGTTGCCATAATTTTGCGAAAAGTCAAGCGTGCTAAAATGGAAGATCCTAAGTTTAATGTTAGGATTCCTTCTTATCAGGCTATTTTAACAAATTGGTATAACCCATCAACTGACTTATCTTCACTTCATAATGATGATTCATTCGTTGATGATGAGAAGTATAAGGATGGTTTAGTTTTATTTGGTGAAATGTCCATAATAGATCATTTCACAAATTTCCTTTCACGAATTATTGACGTCTTTAACCCTGATGTTTATAATTCCACATTCACGAATTTCATACAGCGACCCTTCAGGAAATTTTCTGAATGGCCCTTTGCTATGCTAAGCCATGCTAATTCTGCGCATACAGCTCGCCATTTGTCAACTCTGGTTCAGAAATCCCCTTATGATTGGATTTCGAATGAGGTTGAATTAGTGACTGCTGGAGATGCTCGTTTTGCAACATCCAAACTTTTAAAGCATTGGGTGTATATGGCATTGCGTAAAGAAAGGGGAAGTTATTTCTCATTGTATATTGCTGCTATAGATAAAAAGTTATGCGATCTAAAGGCCATTATGTTTGGTTATTTAGATTTATCTATTCGGCGTGTTGATGTACCAATCTGGAATATTCTTTTGGTGGCTTTGTTAGGAGTCATTCCTGACTTGCCACTACCAGATTATACTAAATTGCCAGGTTATCAAACACTTTGCGATTTTAGTTTTGGTGCAATTGCAGATCAGCTTTTTGCGTTAGGCTTAAATAAAATTTGGTCATTAACACCACCAAATTTTGTTTCAGTCATATCTGCAATTAGCACAATTGAACGAAATGTACCAATTACAATTAAGGCGTCCACTGGTACTGGTAAGACGTCAGTAATGGTAAATTTAATATCAAAGAAATTCTTGAATTTCACAAAAATTGTTGTTGTGGAGCCTCGTGCCGCCATTGTTAAAGGCATTGTCCCATATATGCGTGATCAATATGGGCTCGATGCCACAATGCTGACACAGGGTGCTACATACGACCCAAAGTCACGTGTTGTGTATTGCACACCTCTTGAGGTTTTAATACATCCTGAGTTTTTGCAACAGAACACATTATTTATTGTCGATGAATGCCATGTAGATGAACCTCTGCATGCATTTAGTATTGATTTTCTTGTGAAGCAAGATGTGTTCTTAGTGTTGACATCAGCAACTCCTAAGGAAGGAGATGCACGTGTGACCGAATTAACAATCCCTCGATTGTGGTCAATTGAAGATGTTGATGCTTTGAATTTAATTCAAACATCTAATTCATATAGTTCATTGCGTGAGTTGACACATAGTGGTAATGACCATGTGTCATATATAGAACAATTTCATTTATATAAAGGGTTTGTGTCTCACTATTTAGCTAATGCTAACCCGTGGGCTAAA